CTAATTATACCGCTACGTTTATACAAAGCTACTGAGTTGTCCACAGTTAAAAACGTGGGTCTTTTATGGTCTCTTTCTTAAATGCTCCGTGATCGTAACCCCACAATTCGCTCGGTATGAATAGGTCGTTTGTAAGGAAGAATGTTTTTATCTTGTGTCTCCTGGCCGACATGTTTGACATGCTCGTGTACTGGATGAATCTGAGCTCGTTTGTCTTGCCTCTTTTCGCGGCAATACAATCGAAGATTCCGAATATATCGGAACTTTGATACATCGCTTTTGCGCCACTCCAAAAAACATATCCCTCATCAGCGAGTATCAATTTTACTTCTCTTTTTATTATTGATTCTTGTGCCATTTTATTTTAATAATTTCTCGCGACTTAATTCAAACGTAATAAAACCTGCGATTGCTATAAAAGCACCAATCAAACTCAATCCGATATCCATAATTTGAACCGAAAAAAATTCGCAAAGTGCACCAAAGCACATCATAAAAAACCCGAACCATTTTGTAAAATTATAAATCAATATCTTCATTTTCTATTCAATGGTACTCCCGACAATTGTCTTTTCCCATTGTGTATTATCCATCCTCTCCCTGGTACTTCTAAATATTTTATATTTTCTATCTTTCCGAACCTCTCTAAATTTCCACACATGTCAACTACTGCACAATCATTCTTTCCCGGATGTAGTCTGATTCCTCTTCCGACCATCTGCATAAAAAGTGCAAGAGACATTGTGGGCCGAGCAACTATGATCGTATCAAGTGCAGGAAAATCGAACCCTATTGTGAGCACTCCGACATTAAAAACTGTTTTAATTTTTCCTGCCCTAAAGTCATCAAGTATTCTCGTTCGTTCTTTTTTCTTTGTCTCTGCATGCACACATGCACTATCCGGTATCTTCTGACTTAAAAATATTGCATCCGTCACGTTCTTCACAAAAACAATTCTATGTTTTCTTCCTTTTTCGATTGATTGTTTTATCATATCCGGGATCCTCTCATGTACCAATTGTTTTTTGAGTGACTCATCCATCGATGTATCTGTATATTCCGCGCCTGTTGAGTTAACTTTTAGATCTCCATTACTCCACACCATCTCAATATATTTTATCGGACACAAAAATTTCTTTTCGTACAATTCACTTATCTGAGTTATAAAAAGAAACTTGTTGAATGACTTCGGCCTTGTTCGTGTAAGCATACTGATCATCGTATATGGTTGATGTGTGAATGGATCAGTATATTTTTTCAATCTGAACGGTGTTGCTGTGAGTCCAATAACTTTGATTTTTTTAGACACGGATTTCAAGTTGTTTAAAAATCCCATAAACATTGAACTCTTACTCGGTGGTACAAGATGACATTCATCGATAATCACGCATTTCACATGTGCAAAATCTCCTGCAATTTTCTTCACACTTCCAATCATCGCAAACGTAACATCTCCAATTTCTTTTATTCCAACTGATGCAGAATATATACTTGCCTTTCCTCCATACAATAAATATTTATTATAATTTTGCTCAAGAATTTCTTTTGTTGGTTGTAATACCAACACTCCACCTTTCAATTCATTTGCAACATTGGCAATGTAAATACTTTTTCCACTACCAGTCGGCGCGACTATAATCGGAATATCTTTTACTTTTCCACTTTTAAAGTGTTTGAGTATCGCATCCACTCCATCTTTTTGATAATCTCTTAGTTTGATCATCGTAAGTCGCTTAGTGCTTTATTGAAATCTACCATCCTATAATGATCTTCCATTGCTCGTGCAACTGACATCTTGATTCTGTACTGACTATTTTTATCCTTGTATGTGATTTTCAACATGTCGTATTGTGCCTGATAAGCCGGTAGTTCCTGGGAGTATCTAAATTTTGCATCTACGCAGTATCTCATCCACCAATAAATGGCTACAAACCAATTCTTTTGTTGTTTCACGTGAACCATTTCGTGTGCTACAAGGTCCGCAGTGATCCCGATATTCTTCGGCATATATATCCATTTCCCGAACGTGCACCACATCTCATCCATTTTCACAGTCGGAAAAAAGATTTTTAAAATGTAACAAAGTTTTGTTTTTCTGATTTTAATATTCATACAAATAATAATTTTAAGTCTGCCATTATCGATTCTTTTCCTATCAAGTCCTCCCGGCCGTGTGAGTAAAATAATTCTCGCATCTTTTTTTCTATCTCCTGCTCAGTTCCTCTTCTCATGTCTGACATTGACTTTGCAAGTGCACTACATTTTTTACAATAATTTCCATTCACTGGAAAGTCTTTTTGTGCCAACCCCTCTGCGCAAGAAACACAGTTTGTCTTTGCATACTTCCAATCTTCCTCTGTCATCTGCAATTTTATCATTTTTTACATTTCTTGCATGGCTTTTCTCCGACCTTTTGTTCTCCGTAACATACATCACACACCTCATTCACATTCCAATTGCCCATAAATATTCCTGGTGCTTTTGGATAACCATATACTTTTCCACTTTCTACTCTCTCGGCTATGAACCTGAGCTCTTCGGCTATATCGAATGCCGAGTCTCCGGTCAAATTAAGTTTGATTTCTTTTGCCATTACACTTTTATTATTCTTGATAAATATATTCTTTTATTGCGATGGCCAAACTTTCAGCATCTCCGTACGTACCCCACCGCGCACATGTACCATTTCTATTTATAACTGTTGATCCTTGAGTATGATACCAGTCCCAGAATGTGTCCGTCTCTTCATGACTTATTCGCAACTGGTACCAATTCATCCTTTGAATTTTCAGACTGTATCCACTTTCAAAAAGTTCCGTGACTTTTTTCTCATCTATGAAAAACTTTCTTTTCTTCTTCGCCATGGATTTTAAAATGGGATGTCTTCAGGGTTTATTTCTTCGGTTGGATACTCTATCTCATCTTCTTTCTTCTCGGCAGGTTTTTCTTCTGAAGTCCCTTTTGCTTTTGCTCCAAGTTGGAAGTTCTCGACGACTATCTCGGTTGCGTATGCTTTTCCAGTTCCGTCTTTTTTATCCCATGATCTGTATTCGATTCTTCCATCAACGTAAAGTTCAGCACCCTTTTTGGAGTACTGTGAGATTATTTCTGCTGACTTTCCGAACACTACGATGTTGTGGAATGATACATTTTCTACTTTCGTTCCATCCTCTTTTTTATAACTATGATTTGTTGCGAGACCAAATTTTGCGACTTTCGCTCCGCTTGGTAATGCTTTTAATTCCGGGTCCTTTGTAAGTCTACCTATCAACTGCACTTTATTTAAGTTCATGATTTTTATGTTGTTTATTTAGTCGGTGGCAGGCCGAGTTTTTTTGTACATGCAGGAAACTGTTGCCTGAAGTCTACTGCTTTGTCGAGCACCATGTATTCGACGATCTCTCTTTGTATCTCATTGCTCTTCATCAACTCCATTATTTTTTCGTTCGTAAGTTTCTTTTCTATAACCGAGTACATTTCTCCATAGTATCTGAATGTCTCCGGTTTGAATTGAAAACTGTAATAACTTGGAGTACCGTCTTTATCTTTTGGGTTTACGGCTCCCGGGTTTCCGTTTGATTCACACCATTCAAGTGCTGATATCCATGTGGCCTGTCTGTGGCTCACGATTGATTCTTGCACTGCAACTTTTAACTGTTCCGGTTTGTTTTCTGCTGTCGCATGTCTTGTCACGATGATTGCTCCTACTAACATCGCGCAACTTACAAACCCTCCGATCCACTTATATGTTGTCTGTTTCATTTTTGATTATAAAACCGTAGCATCTATTTTTATCCCGTGGGCTTTGCACTGTTCGTCTTGCCATTTCGTGATATAAAATCCTGTTTGAGTTTTTTCGTTGTATCTTTCGTACTCCTGTGTTTGCTTTTCCCACTTGTTGCAATCTGCGACCTCCTGTTTGTCTGCTCCTGATGTGAGCAACCATCCGAGACCTGCTATGCAAAAAATAAATACTATTACTATTAAGATTTTTTCTATAGTTTTATTCATGATTTTTAAAACTTGATTGATAAATTCGACCTCTCCTTGGTATTATTATACTCCTTTCTTTTACACATATCTACGTAGTTGTCCACAGGTGCCTTTCTTCCTGGTTTAACCCTTAAAAACGTATATGTGTATTCTATTGTGTAATCTATGTATAGAGCATTGGTCACTTTGTCGCATATCGATTGGTCACTAAGTTACCAATCAATTGGTCACTTTGTTACCAATTGAAATCGCACTTGTCCTCAGGATGTCCACAGTATTTTCACAAGCAAAAACCGCCCTGGCGGACGGCTTTGCAGGTATAGACGAATCTATAACCAAAGTAACGGATCATTGAGGAATTATCATGAAACCTCTCCCCGTCATGAAAAGTATAACACCATTTTTTTAAAAACAAGAGGTCCTCGCAAAATGCAAGGACCTACTCGTATTCTCTTCGATGTTCTTCAGCCCACTTTTTTGCTCCGCCATTTTTGGCGTAGTGTTCGAGTAGCCAATCGGGATGATGATACAAGTCTTCATCCGTGCATTCGTGCTCGACCCTTGTCGCGTGACGATTCAAGGGACAGAGCAGTGCATCAATAATCTGCGCTACATTGTACCCTTTGAGATCAAACATTTTGCACCTCCTTTCTACTTCCAATATTATTTTAGCACTTTATTTTTGGTCGACAACAGATACTCCTCCAACTGTCTGAACTGTTTGTGGTTGACCGAAGTAAAAACCTGCGATCAACATTGCAAGTGAAACAAATGCCTCAGGTTTTACTATACCGAATGCTGTTAGACCAATCATGGCCAACACCACAAGGATGAGACACAATTTTGCCGGGGTTAAATTTTCTAATTTCATTTGATTTTTTGTTTGGTTATTATTCGACCTTTTATAATGCAAATCTTTTATTTAGACTTGCTCTCGTTTTTGGTCCTGTATTATTTTTTGATGTTGGAGATATTCTATTTGCAATCTGATATTTCAAGTTTGCGGCCGCAGTCTTTGGTCCGTATATTCCAAGTTCCGATGCCGGGACTGGCGCAAGATATCCGAGTATCATATATGCTATTTGTAAAAACTTGACATCGTCGTTTCTATCTCCAAGTTTTAAATCTGTCGTCCATGCATAATGAAAATCTGATGCGCTTGGAAGTGCTTTTAGATACTCTACAAGGTCCTCAGGCAAGTCAGCAATGGCCCATGCCTCCACTATGAAAGGCAACCATGCTTTCGCATCATATCTAACTTCTCCTTTGTTGCCCCATTCTATACCCCATTCATTTCTTAATTTATTATATATCGCATCCACCCAGCCCTTGCCAGTCATCTGATGTCCTCCAGTTATAACAGTCGTGGTCCTTAGTGGATCTGTATCTTTTGCGCTCCATGATGGCACCCACAATGTATCTCCTATTCTGAAAAGTATTGATATCGCGTTGTAATAATATGTTGCTTGTCTCAAGTTTTGAAAATCTACGGGGATCTTCACATATCCCGGTATCTTATATTTTTCTGCCTCTTTGAAAACTTCATCTGTCAATAGTGAATCGTTTCTGTATTCTAAAGTTGGAAGTGATGAATCATTTGGAAGTGTTTTTGTTGTGGCACATCCATATTGTGCCAATAGTTTCATGACCATACTTGGGTATGTACCCGCGTGCGAACGATCTTGTCCATCATATCTTTTTACTAAAGTATCTAAAAATCTTGGAGAAAAATCTACCCATTCGCCGTGATTTTCGAACCACCATTGTTTTAAACATTCTACTACTGAAAATGAAACACACGCCGGTTCTTTATTTTGGTCCATGACTGGCCCGAGTTGTGTATCGAGTATATCAGGAAGTTTAAATGTAGTTGTTGCCGGTGCGAGTGCAGATGCAATTTCTTGTCTATAATCTATTGGCGATGTTAACGCTCCCATTTCTCTTGGTTGTTTTTTCATGATTTTATTTTTTAGGCAAACGCTCTTCTAAAATTGTAAATATTCTTGTAAAATTTGCTGTATTATTTTTGTCCATGTCTGCCACTCTAACTGTAAGTGCATCTACTTTTACATCAACCGTATGTGTATGATTTTCTGCGAGAGTTAATGCTTTATCCATTTTACATCCAATATCAGCAAATCTCTTTTCAGTCGCCTCTTTTTCTTGCTGAACTTGTTGAGCCAATAGAAGTGCTTTAGTTTCTACTTCTTTTTGTGACAAAATTGTCGCCTTGTCTTTTAAATCTTCCTCTGATTTTATTTGTTCTTTCTCTAATTTAATTTGAGGATTTTTAAAAGAATTATAAACAGTAAAAATTACACCACCGATTCCGAGTATTCCTACTATCAATGATATTATATCTTGAGTATCCATATATTTATTTTATTATAGAACGAAAAAGTTATCCACACAAGTTTTATACTGTGTAGTCGGTTGGTGTTCCGTCTGATGAAAGCTGATCAGTATTCTTTGCACTCTGATCTTGCCATTCAAGTATACCGAGATTTCTTGGATCTATCGTAAGTTCCACCCTGTCAGGATAATAAACGACTTCGGTTATGAGCATATTGTCTTGTAAATATCTTCCACGGAATCCGTCTGTAAACCCGACAAATCTACAAGTGTTTCCTGGTTGAATACTTTCAATATCGTATCCGAATCCTTGTATATTTTTTTGGTTGTCCATGACCTGCACATTGATTACAATTTCAGGGTCTTTGTTTTCATTTAAAAATGAAAGCGCCAATGCATCTGCAGTTGGAACATCTGTGAGTCCATAGTCATCTACTTTTGTCGCACGTCGACCATAAAGTGCGATTGAGTTTGAGTCCTCATATTTTTTGTACACAGTTGCAGGATTTTTTCCGTCCCATAAAAGTAATGAGTTTTTTATTTTCTCTACTCCTCTTTGAACACTGATACTCGAGAAATGTTTACCGAGTGTGAATGTGTGCGTTGGTGTAGTTGGTTTTGGTTTAAAATTTACAGTGTTATTTTCATCTATATAAAAATAATAATTTGCCGGAGCTATCGAACGCATTTTGTCTATTGCATCTTGATACGTTGATCTCTTGAATGTATATGATGCAGTTTCACTTACTACAGGAATTGAAATTACACTTGCATTTATTTTTGTTGTCGGATTGTTTGTTATAAAAAGATTGACAATATTTAAAATAATTGTACCGATATCTGTCGTTGTAAATACCTGTGTTGTTGTAGTTCCACTTCTTAAAAAATCAAGCGACAACATCGTGTTGTATCCAAGCAAATGAACTTTTACACCCTCATTTCTACTCTCAATTTTACCCTCTACCATTGAAATATATCCCGAGTAAATTACTCGTGTCGTTCCTGGTGTAAGATCTGCATCTATCACACTTATTTTGACATCGTTTCCCTCGGCTATATCAGTCCCGTAATAATCAAATGGATCGGGCAATTCTATTACACATTCAGAAAAACCTCCGTTTATTTTTTTACGGAAGCTCTGAATATTTGCATTTGACCACGTTGTTATTTTTGCAAGTGTAAGTGGATCAAACACTTCGATAATAAATTGCTTTTCTATAGCCATGTTTTTGTATAACTAACTCTTAGTCTCACGGAGTGACTTGATGCTCCACCCGAACCCATGTATGTGATGAATGCAAATTCAAAATCTCCGGTTGTAACTCTTCCAGGAGATACCTGAGAATCTGATGCGCCATTTATCCATGCACTTGCTGACGTTGCCCTTGCCATAGCTTTTCCTGTTGGATATCTCGTGAGTCCATTCGCATAATACCACCCCACAAAATTACTTATGTCAGTTCCGCTAATAGTTCCTGGATTTTTTACTAACCAATATCTCGTTCCTGCTGTAAGAAATGGTTTTGTACCTGATGTCCATGTCACAGCATAAAATGATTTTGATGTGACAGCAGATGCCGCGATATTATATCCACCTCCACTCAAGTTTACTCCTGGCGCATTATTCACATCGCTAAATATTAAAAATTGTACTGTACCTCCTGGCGAACCATCTTTATCAAGAGTCACTTCAAAATAATCAACATATCCTGATTCGGCAGGTATGAATGATTGTGCATCCCATGGTATTCCTGTTCCATAATCGTATGTCACACTTCTGTTTCCGTTATCGTAATATTGTGTTTGGTCTATAACTGAACCTCCTCCGATTATTGTCATCGAGAATGAGTTACCTCCTATATAAAAAAGTGGTAACACTCCGCGGAATGTTATTGCAGTTCCATTTTTTGTGACAGTCAAAGCATTGCAGTCCACGATAAGAACATCTGATCCTGCAAATGGTCCATCTATTTTTATGAATTGCCCGGTATCATTGTTGATGAGTTTTACCACTTGGGCCGAACCCACTGTGCTCATGTTTACTGTGATGACTGGTTTTGGTTGAGCAGACCCCGCAAATGTCAAAGGATTTATTGTAGTCGTATCTGCAGTCAATGCTGATGTATCGTACAAACTTGTTGCTGATGTGTCTGTTCCAACTCCAAGCGGTATCATAAATTCTGCACTCCAAGGACAGAATGCAATATTGTAGTGGTCTCTATCAAAATTATGTTTTGTACATGTTGCGACATATCTTCGAGTTCCTCCGTTCCAATCTATATCAAGATTTTTGTCCTGGCGTGAAAATAATTCTTTCATGATATCGATTTTACTTTCCAAGTCGGCCATACTTGTACCTGTAATTATTCCCTCGAGCGTTATTGTTTTTTCTCCGTATCTACTTGAGATTTTTACGGACCCATTTTGTCTTGTAATAGGCAAAGTCACGATCTCCCTGTCCGGTGACGATTCGTGTTTTGCATACCTTGGTGTGTATGTCGTATTTACTAATTCTACTGTGTCAAATTTTATACTCATTTTTTTATGCTCCTATTTGAACCAACGATGCCGACCTGTCCAACATCGATTTGATGTTTTTCATAAGTGCATTTTGGTCATTTACGTCTCCGTTGAAATTAAATTGATATGATGTTCCTCCTTTTGGCGCGAGTGGTCCTATCGATGCCGGTGTTGATATCGGTTGAGAAACTCCTCCGGGTATCATATTCAATCCTGATTTTACCACACTACCAACTGTACTTCCTATCTTTCCAAGCACTCCGAATATTCCTTTCCATCCGTCTACTATCATGTTGAATAAATCAACGAGTGGTTGAAAACCTTTTATCATTATATTGATTCCATCCATAAAACCTTTTTTAAAATTCCCCCATATGATTCCGAGTTCTTCCATTGCTCCTTTCCAGTTTTTCACGATAAAATATACAGACACTCCGATGACTGCAAGTAATCCGATGACTGCAAGTATTGGCAAACTTATTAACCCGAACGCCGCACCGATTGTTGTCGCTCCTGCGACGATCGCTGGCATAACTACTCCGAGTGTTCCAAGTGCCGCAACAAGTCCCGTGACCGCGGCCGCAACTAATAAAATGTTTTTTGTAAGTTCAGGATTCTTTGAAACCCAATCAGACATTTTCAATAATACTGGTTCTATTTTTTTCAATAGGTCTGTAAGCACTGGCAAGAGTGCTCCACCGATTGCCTCTTTCAAGTTATCGGTTTCTACTGTCATGACTTGCATTTTTCCTGCGAACGTATCTGCGAATGCACTTGCCTGGCCACCTACCTTTTGTTGCAAAATAGCAAGGGCCTCGAGCGGTGTTGCCGAGTCCTTGATTATGATTCCATATTGTAGCAATGCTCTCCCAGATCCTGAAAGTGCAAGACCGATAGCATTTGTAGCTGTCGTTAGGTCGATGTTTTTGGCCCTGGCGAGGTCCATTGCAAGATTGTTAAGCTTTATAGCTTGAGTAACATCTCCCGTCCTCTGATACATTTTTGCGAGTGAGTTTGCTGTATCCTCATCATCGAATCCGAGTTTTACTGCGGCATTTGATGCGGCAATTAAGGCATCTTTTGCTTTGATTCCTGCTTTTCCCATGCTATCCATGGTCGTATTGAACTGCGCCATTTTTGCCTCTGCCTCCGCGGCCGCCTTGACTGTAGTTATGATCACTCCCGATATTGCGGCAAAAGCGACAGTCCCTGCGACTGCCGCGATTTTTGACGCGTCTGCGAATGTTTTTAGTTTGTCATTTGTCGTTTTAAGTGAGTCATTGACCTGTTTAAAAACGGCATCAGATTTATTTTCCGCCTCTATGACTATCGATAATTTTGTTGATGTATCATTTCCCATTTTGTTTTTTTATTTGCTTTGCCTCGCGTTGTAATTCCTTGATGATTATTTCCACGAAGAAACTGGGTTGTTGCATATAGGTCCAGTAGTCCCAACCCATCTCCCGGCAGATATAAAACATGTTTAAATGAGTCAGGTTACCTATTTTTTTTTTAGGAGTTTGTTGATCTCCTCAATGACGAAGTCCGTATCATCCTTGTGCATGTTTAGAACTTCATCGATGACTTTTTCAACTACTCCGTTCACTGATACCACCATGGTTTCAATCGTTCTATGATTGCTTTCTGTAATCGCAGAAGTTTTGAAGTCTGTCATTTCTGCTGTTGGATTTCCTGCCATGAGTCCCGCTTTAAATGAGGCGGCATTCATAATCGGTTCCTGGATATATTCCTGTTCTCTTCCGGTTATCCATTCTTTCAAAACAACTTTTTTGCTTTGAACTGGTGTGACTATTTCTTTTGTTGGTCTTTCTATGTTCATGATTTTTTATTTAATTTTAATAAACTGTTCCTGCTGTTCTGTTGACGACTGTGATCTCGACTGCCTTTCCGTCTGCTGAGTCGTATAGTGCCTCGAGTTTTTCTTTGTCATAGATGTATCCTCCGACTTCAAGTGGCTCTTCGTTATCAGTCATCTTTGCTTTGTGGAATTTTATTGTTAGGAGTTCGCTTGTTGTAAGATCTGACTTTATAAATCTTCCGGTTGCAATAACTGTGATTGCTTGTTTTACATTTTCAATCCATTTCTGATATTGACTTGGCGAATCGAACAATCTTGATACTTCGAGCGATGCCTCTTTTGTTTGATTCAAAAGTATTGCAGGACCTGTTGATCCGGTTGCCGGTGCATCAAGTAAATTGTTTTTAAATTCCATCGCTAAGTTATAGCAAGGAGTTGCTGTTGATTTTGTTGCGGCCGCAGTATCTGCAAGTGCTGATGTATCTGCTACTCCGACAAGTGTGTTTCCAAAATATAAAGGTTCTGCAAGTGATGCATAACTTGGTGTCTGTGCTTTCAAGTAAACTTGTTTTCCAACGGCCGCAGTGATTGCAGTTGATGCGAATGTAACTGTCTTTCCGTCTGCGTTGACTGTTAACAAAACAACTTCTACAACTGTTCCGGCGGTCTCTACTATTTTTATTGTGTCTCCGGCTACGAGTCCATCTGTTGGTCTTAGATCGTAATCAGTTGAGAATACTGCTGTTGTCATTCCCGCGCCCGTGAGTGCAAGTGCAAGTGATGATGCGAAGAATTGACCGAGTCCTTTTATTGCAATTGTTGCCTTTAATTTATTATCTTCGTACTCAAGTTTTAGATTGTCTCCTCTTACTCCATAAACTCTTTGTGCGTATGCGCCTCTTGAGATTTCAATTGTATAACTCTTTCCGTCTCCGACTGTGAATGGATGTGTGTATCCGTCTCCTGCGTTTCCGGTTGATGAACCCTTTGCATATGTCATGTTCAAAAGGTGGCCGATGTTATCAGGATCTCCGTATATTACAAGGTCTCCTTCGATTTTTCTTGGTCCTTTCAAAAGTTCATCTGACTTCCAATCGAGTCCTTTCATTCTACGATCTGCCGTAAAACTTGGATTGACTCTGATACTCTCGCTTATAAGCGGAGTGAATATTGTCGGTATTACAGGAGTCGTTGCGACTGCTTGTGGTTTGACTGCTAAGTAACTTTGATCTGCTAAATAATTCATGTTTTTATTTTAAATTTTGTTATTAAATTTCGACTTCTTTTTTTTCTTCCTCTTCGACTTTTTCCTCTTCCTCCTTTTTTATTTTCTTCTCTTTGACTTTTACAAAGTTCGCATTGTTGAATCCCTCGGGCATCTCTTTTTCTTCTCCTGCTTTCACTATCCCGATGCCTGGAATAGTCAGGTCTTGATTTGAAATATTTTTATGTCTATAGTTCTTCATCATATGTATAAAAATTATAACACTAATAATTTAGTACAACAACTCTCGCCTCGACCTGATAAGTGGCGAATACGTATGTCCCGGCCGCTACCTTGAAATCGTAATTGAATTTTATAACCTTGACATTCTGAATTTGTCCACCGAGGTCTTTGTCCTGGTCGAACATGATCGTGACCAAGTCGGCCGCCTTTATCATTTTTTCGTTTGCATCTGCTTTATCTTTCCCGGCGTTTGTTTGCTCCTGGTATAGTGTGACGTCGAATGTGAATGTCCTCTCGTTTCTGTGAGTATCGATTTCTATTCCTGATCCGCCAGTTGGTCTGACGACTGCTACTGGATATTTTGAAAATTCTCCCTGGCCATATGGAAACACTTCGCCGAATACTACAACGGTTCCAATCTTTAACGCTTGGAGTTTTGCTACTATGAGGTCTCTGATTTCTTCGGCTTTTGTTTTCATGTTTTTATTATATATTACTTTGGAAATATTTTTAAGACGTTCTTTATCGCTGTTGTGAAGAAGTCCTCTATCTTGCTACCGGAATTTCTGATTGCTCGAGTGAAGAATGGATTTGGTTTTGTCCCGGGATGGTGTACTACCTTTCCGAAGAATTGCCCGGTCCTAACGTTTGCAAGCACACTTGCATTTTTTGCTCTGATGATGTGCGGTGCAGTTCCCTCATGAACCCAGAATGAGTACGGTGCGAGTGCCTCAATTATTCCTGACAGTTTCGTTTGCATTCGCGCCTTGATATTCTGCCTCAAGTTTCCTCCTCCGAATGATTTGTTTACCGGTGCCTCTTTCATGGACTCGTTCTGTATCTGTAATATGCTTTTTTGAATGGCCTTGGATGTTTCGTTGATTACTTGTGTCGGCGCTTTTGCAAACGCATCTTTTAAAGTTTCTATTCCTTTGATCTCGACATTTATAATCATGAGTTTGACATCCTTATTCTCAACTCAAGATGTGAATTTCGTCTGTCATTTTCGAACTTCTCGACCCCGGACACTTTGTATTCGTCGGCGCCATCGATTATTTTATCTCCCTCAAGTATGTCAAGCACATCGCAAAACATGAGATAGTCTTTTCCAAAGTTTCCATCAAGGTCCTCGCTGAATGATTCATCGAGTGGTTGGATCATGCAATCTACATCCAAAATATTATCCTGATATGATTCTGTGTTACCACTGTCATCATACAGTCTCTCGGTCTTTACTATTTTGTTGTAATTTCTTTCGATAGACATGTTTTTAAAATGTAAATTTTCTATAGTATTTTAGTATCTCTCCGACTCTCTCGAAGTCCTGCCATTGTTTTTCATCCTTGTATGAAACTGTGTATCTTCCAATAGTTTCACTTGCAACTTCTCCATCTGCATTGAGTGAGTAGTTTATTATTCCGGCCACAAGTATTGTCGCGACTGTTGTGATGTCTTTTGGAATTGCTGAACTGTATCCCCACTTTGCTTTTACTGAATTTATTTGCTCAGGGTATTTTGGAAACGTGGACCCGATGAGTTTTATTTTTGTTATTGGTATTCCTTTCACAATCGCGTTCTCCGGGTAGAGTGTATATTGGTCCGTTGCGATTACATCTGCATCGATTTTTAATTCTGTGATTGCTACACAGTCATCTATCAATAATTCTCTTGTGTTGGTTCCATCATAAAGTCTTGCGCTTGCAGTTGAGTCAGCAAGAAAATTACGACCTGTTTTTTTGTCGATATAACTTTCTATCTCCTCAATCCATTCATTGATCTGATTATAAAATCCAGAATCTATTGTGATGAGTAAATAGTTTTCGATCGCTGGTCTTGTTGTGTATCCTTTAAGCATAGTTTTGTTTTCTAAATTATAACACCTAATAAAAATATCTACAATTTTGAGTATGGACTCTTCTTTTTTGAATATGGATATACCCTGTGAATGTTTATCGCATACGTCATACTCTTTGTTTTAACATGTCCTCCCTTGACCGTGTATCGAAGAGTTTTGGTGACTTTTGGTTTCGCCTCAATCTCATAAACAAGCCCCTTGGTGGTCTTATTTACGTTCCTAATGGCGTAATGGAGACCTTTTGTCTTTGCTGTAGGGGTCTGAATCACAGTATATTTCAATGTTTTCGTTTTATCCTTAGGCGCCTTGACTTTATATATCAAGTTTTTTGTTATATTTACTCTTTCAACAACTATGTAAATAAGACCAAGTGTGATCGCGGCCGGTGTGCTTGGCACAGTATATTTCAGACTCTTTGTTTTCTTTATGCTTGGAATTACTTTGTAAATCAATCCTTTTGTCTTTGGAGTTGGCACTGTTATTATTCTGTATTCCAATCCTTTTGTGATTGGCGACACATTTGTTTTTATCGTGTACTTTAATGATTTTGATTTTGTACCCTCTACTTCTATCTCGTACTGCAAAGATTTCGTTGTTGATTTTGGAGATTTTACATCGTAAATAAGTCCCTTTGTTTTTGGGGATGGTGCACTTTTTGTTTTATAAATAAGTCCTTTAGTCTTTGCACTCGGTGTCAATACAACATGATAAATAACTCCTTTTGTTTTTGCGCTTGGAGTTATAGTGACAGTATATTTTAATGTTTTAGTCTTTGCAGATGGTGTACTTGGAACTGTATATTTTAATGATTTTGTTTTAGCGGTCGGTGCTGACTTTGTTGTATATTTTAAACTCTTTGTTTTTGCCGCAGGAGTTCCACGAACTTTGTAAATCAATCCTTTTGTTGGTGCGTAATCTGTCTTGGTTGTGAATGTTACATCTGATCCGTAACTGGTCCCAATTGAGTTTATCGCGTACGCCCGTACGTGGTACAAAGTTCCTTTTGTAAGAGTATCTATTGAAGTTGTAAAAGCTCCGGTCGTTCCGGATGCAGTATCTTTCGTGTCTGATGTGGTTGGGTTTGCACTTGTTGAATAAACAGTTCCTCTCTCTGTGACTGTATCTCCTCCATCTGCTGTGACGTTTCCGTTTCCAGTTGCGGTTGTTTTATCTATATCTGAAACTGCTTGAGTCGTGACTGTTGGTGCTGAAAGAAATGGATATTGTCCACTGGTGGAAACTGTAAGAACTTCTGCCGCAGTTAATTCTCCAGTACAGATAAATATTTCATCAAATTTTCCGTTATACCATTCATTATCTGGTGGAGATGCACCGATAACCATTCCTGATGAAGAATTTATAGTAAGAGCGTAACCCCCCGTCATCGCAACAGCGTATCCATCTACATAAATAATAGTTTTATTTGTTGCACTACTCGTAACGACAACGTGATGCCATGCTCCTGTCCCAATTCCACCAGTAGAATATGCCACATGTGATCCATCATCAATATAAACATTTCCTGCGGTTTGACCAAATCTAAATATCCATGGAGTATATCTGAAAAGTGTTGAGTGATTATTCCAGTTGTTTGCATATACCCATCCTCCTGCTGACCAGGTTGTTGTCCCTGAGTTTGCTGTATTCGCACTTCCAACAGAATTGCTACCATTGAATGAAGCACAGTATCCAACTTTTCCGCTTGCATCATGCGTGACATTTGTATTTGATATAGTTTTTCCTGCAATTATATCAACATAGTTACCTGTTGTTTCATCAAGTTTCCAATAATATTTAAATTTGTCTGTTAGGGCTGACATTTTATTTTAGTGCAATTATTACAAACAAAATTGTCCACACAATTATAACTGGTATTGCAATGATAATTTCCAAGTGCCAGTATGGTGAGAAGTTTATTTTTTCTAAAAGTTTTTTCATATATTGAAATGTGTAAAATCTATGTTGTCCTCGTTACTTAGTATAATTCTATCATCCGGCAGAACATATGTGTAGTGATGAATGTCTCCGATTTTATAACCAATGACATAAATTCTTTTTGTTTCCTGGATATCTTCCCAATCTGCGTGATGAAAATTTATATACTTGTGAATCAATTTCATTCCTATTTGAAATGGCATATCGATTCTTTTTGTCATGTCATCAAACTTATAAAGTGTAAACATCTTTACTTCTTCCTGGTTGATTTCTCCTATTCTGTGGAATATTCCATCGTCTCCGAACTGATGCAACTCTGTGTCATTTTTATAAACTACTCCCCATACCCATCTCTCCGGTAGTGCCTCAATTTCTTGTATTGAAAATCCTGCTGTGCATTCTTTATTCTCTATTTGTTTTTTGTATATATATTTCATGATTTTTTTTTAAATAAAAACCCCGGGCTCATGCGCGGGGTCTTTATTTTTACGCATTGAGTTGCTTGTATGAACGCTCATTGAGTTGAGCTTTTTCTTTTCGATTACGCTGTCTCGTCGTACTGGTAGTTCATCGTTGATGTTGAACCTGCGACATCGGATGCGTTTGTTTGGATCTGATGTACCAAGTAGTCTGATGACCCTGCGGCGGTCAAACTTCCTGTCAATGATCCTCCTATTCCGAGGTTGGTTGCTGGCAAAGATGATGGCATTGTGTTTATTGCAACACTTGATGTCGTTGCAACTGGAGCCACGTATGATGGTGCTCCTGCATATGCTGATGTCTTTACGTTGGCCAAGTGGACTGCGGCACCTCCGAGTGCTCCTGTTCTCCATATCTTTATGGCATCAATTTTTGATGAGGTTCCCATACTTGTCACTTCGAGTTGTTGATACTTCTCATAAGTGTTGTTTCCGGGCGTAACTGGATATGCTACTGGGTCAAGATTGACTGCATCTGTCGAACCCATGTTTGAGTTCGTGATGTTTGAGTTCAATGTACCTGATCCTGCACCATTTCTTTCGTTTATTTGAATTGTTGCGGCGCTCATAGTTATTAAAGATTAGTTTTGTTTTTAAATTCGACTCGTAAGGGTCTGAATTGTGAGCCGGGTTTACCGGCCCACTGTCAGGCCCCTACAATTAGGTTAGCTTTGTGTTGCTTGTGCCTCCAAAACGGTCATTGCTTTTGGAAGTGCTACAACGTATCCGACTCTCTCGACGATTCTCAATGCTACCATGTCTTGCTCTGCAAGATTGATAACTGTTGAACCATCATCATCTGTGACTGTAGCTTGGTCGAGTAATTTTACTCTCAACTGTTGCTTGTCTCCGAATACTGCACCTTGCTTTAGGTTACCGAACAATACGTACTGATCTCCTGTTCCTACGCTTGAAAGTTCTGGGAATGCATCTGATGTTTCAACTGGGTAGTTCCAAATTGTTGCTGGAAGTACTCCGCTTGGTTGTTGATAGATGTATTGTCCTTGCTTATCTTTCAATTTTCTGATTACAGAAAGGATTGATCTGTGCATATAGAACTTTGCTCCGTTTAATGAACCTGTTGGGGTTGCATCAATCATGTCTAACAAATCATCAGCTGTGATCTGAGTAGCATCTCCGGATGCTTGTGTAACTTTGTTGACACTTGAATTGTTCAATATACCTGTCCATGGTGAACCTGTACCTGCGAAGAATTGGATATCTTCTTCCTTTGCTACTGCCTCTGCAAAAAGTTGACCTAACAATGCGACAATGTCGATTGCTGAATCTTCCAATATTTCTTCTGTCATTGGAACGATTGCGGCCAATTTCTTAAGAGTCTGTGTGACTATTCCGAATGTTGGTGTTGTACCTTGCTTTTTCTCGCCCTCTCCTGTCCATTTTACTGATACAGAAGTTCCAAGTGTTGGAATAATTCTTGAGTTACCTGCTCCTGAAAATGGCAAGTACATCATGTCTCTTCGTGCGAGACCGAATTGTGTTTGTGCAATTCTCAATACTTCGTTTCTAAGTTCTACTGGAATTGTCAAACCTCCCTTTGAATCATCCAAAGATGAATCTGTGATGGCTTTGGTTTTTTCCATTGCCTTAAGTGATGCGACATCTCCTGAAAGTAATGCTTTCATAAATGCTCTTGTTTCTGCACCCTTAACTTCTTTCTTATCAGCAATTTTTGTATCAATTGCTTTTGCTCTTGCATCTTCTACTCCTTTCATGAACTTGCTTACAATTTCTGCTGATGCTTTTTCAGTCATAGCGGCAATTGCGGCACCTGCCTCCTTTGACAAAAGAGTTTTTAACGCATCTACATCCATTTCTTTTTCTTCAAGAACAGATGCAAATTTTGTTTTCTCTTCAGCAGATAGTTCGATTGTCTTTAAAAAGGCAATCTCTCCGACTGTCAATTCTGCTACTTCTTTTCCTACAATGTTTTCTTTTTTCATAGTAAATTAGTGATTAAATTATTAAATTGATTTCTTCACTCCGAGCAGTTCCCTTATGGCACTGTTCAAAAGTTTTACTGAGACTTTCTTTTGTCCGCCCGTTTTTGCGGGGTGTTCGACCTGTGAACCAACTTTGTTATCGGTTTCCGTGTTGACTTTCAAGACCTCAGTTAGTGTCTTTATCGCCACACGTATGGTTTCTATATTTGATTTCGACAACGTCTCTATCGCCTCCGTCCCGGTGTCGATTGCTTTTTCCTCTAAAGCTTTTACATCTATTCCTTTATTTTTTGCAAGTGCTAATTGATTGGCCGGTATTGGTACTACTGAAACTTCAAGTAATTCGTTTTCTACTAAATATGTAACGTTGGTATCCTGGTCTATCTGATATTTGTTATTCATAAACCCTGCAGAGAACGCACTCAAGAATCCTCCCTTGATAAGTGCGAATGCAGTGGCCGCAAATTCGTATTCGTCAACTGCAAATTGCATCTTCCCGGATAGTTCGTTGTTTCCATCTACTCCGATTGCAAGCATCTTTGCTATTGGGAATGTATCGTGTTGATGAGCCCACATAACGACTGGGTTTTTTAAATAGTTTGCAAGGATCCATCCATTTTGCACGACTACTTCTCCGTGTCTATCTTCATTCTGTGCAGAAAATACTCCCTCCACAATATGATTGACTTCATCGACAGATTTTATTCTGAATGCGAAGTTTTGTTTTTGATTAAGTGATGTAAGTAATGTTTTCATAATATTAGTGTATCATTAAAATTTTTTGTCAACAAGATTTATTCGAGGAATGCTGGACCTATCACACATCTGCAGTTTGGTTCTTGCGGATATTTTAATCCGTTTGAGAATGTGCCCTCGAGCCCCACTATCTCTCCGCCGACTCCTATCACATCTGCATGTTCATCTCTTACTCTTGAGTCTCCGGCGTTGATCCATTCCTTTCCTGTGGCAACTGTTGACTGTTTGAATCCCTCTAATAACCCCTCGTTGTTTGCGGCCGTCGCCTCGGTACGCGCAACAAGTTCGCTCCTATACGTTGGGAATGTGTCATACATCTCGCTGACTCTTTTTGTAAGGTCTGCGATTCCCTCCGCATTTGAAATACCCTCTGAAAGAGTTGATCCCAATTTTTCGAGTGTCGTACTATTTACCGACTCTGCAAAAAACTCGGCTCTCTTTTCTACTAACTTTTGAATCCTTGCTTGTGTCTCATCGAAAGTCTCTGCTGGTGCAATCATTGAAAGTGCATCTTTTGCTGATGCCTTAATAAACTCATCGATGAATGGAGTTATAAACTTTATCGCAACTTTTCCCTCACTTGCTTTGTTGAATATTTCCGTGACTGTTACTGTGACGTCTTTTATTTTCATTCCTCCGATATCTTTTTGTTTTTCTAATTTTGCAAGGACTCTTTCTGATTGTTGTTTGAAAAATTCATCTGTCGCATCTTTTAATTTTACTGATTTGACATCAATTTTTTTATTGATGTAATTTGCGTATGCTGTTTTTGAACCCTCGGTCAAGAACATAGGTGTACCCTTTTTTTCTTTCTTTGATTTTTTATTTTTCTTCTGAGATAACTTTGCTTTTATAATTTTCTCTGCCTCTTCGTATATCTCGAGTTTCTTTTTGAATATTCCACGGCCTTTGAAATTGTAAAGTTTTGGTGCCTCGTTTTTCTTTGCCTCACTTATAAGTTTTTCATTCTTTTTACTGTCAGCAATTATTTCTTCCATAGTAAATCCTTTTGTACCATTCTGTGGAAGTCCTCCAACTGCTGTAAGTGCGATTGACATATAAATACTCCATCCACCGTTTATTGGCGGTCGTCCCTCCATCTGTCTTGCTTCATTTATTAAAAGATAATTATTTTGCAAACCACTTTCGTATTCTTTTATTTCCATGTCTCTATTCTCCGGGGTTGGATCTTCGAAGTCCAACACAAACTCTTCGCCGAAATCCTCGTATGTCATCTCTTCATTGATCTTGTCTACAATTCTTTTTATTTCAGGTTGAATGGTCTCAGATAGGAAAATAAACATAGCAGTTTCGCTATTCGCTCTATTTACGTCGTCTACGATTGCCAACAAGGGCTTTGGAACTTGAAAGGCGACCAGTATGTCGTCTCTTGTGAATCTCATCGATTCGATGTAGTCCATCTCCTTTTGGGATATTGAAATAAGTTGATATTCAAGTCCTCCGTCAAGTACTGCAACTTTTGAACTGTTACCAACTCCTTTGTGTCTTTTATTAAATCCATCTCTGATATCTAATTTCTGTTCTGCAGTCAATTCGCTACCTGAGTTTTTTATTACTGCATCCGGTCTTGCACTATTCAAAAAGAAATCTCTTTGAAATGATGTTGCAAAATCTTCCGTCTGTACTCTTTTTGATGCAGGGTGTAATGGTCCCATTCCTGTATATGCAGAAAGTGGATCAGGATATTTAAAATGTATTATATCTTCCGGCATAAAGTTTGCAGTACTACCATCTGATTTTGAAAATATATATCCCTTTATAAATTCTTTTGCATCAGCGACGATCGTCATCAAGTCTGGTCTTAGGTTCCAAAGTTCTACAACTTGTCCGTTATCATTTCTAACCTTATACCAAAATGCATCGCCAGTACATTTTAAATTTATGATTGTCGTTTCAAAAAACTCCGCCTTTGTTTGGAACGGATTTGGTTTGTATAGTAAGTCAAGGAGTGGGTGATTTATTATTTCCACAGTTTCTCCTTTTGAGTTTGCAACTTTATACATTTCTAAATCTATCGATGCGGTCTTTGTTGCGATTTTATTTATACACGCAAAAACATACAAAGATTTTCTGTATGTTTCAAGCATTCCTGTCTTTGATAGTTCGGGCGAAATCAATCTTGATAAAATATCCAATCCCCCTGACACTGTAGAGGAACCATAATCTTTTTTCTTAAAAATATTTGATAGTATTCCCATTTGAGTTTATTATAGCACCGTAATAAATTGTCAACAAGTTAACAGGTGCTGTTGATAACTTGCATTGACTATTTACTAACATCATACATCATTATCTTGTTGCCGAACAGCATCCCCGTTAGTTTTTCTGGGTTACGTAAAACACAATTGTAAAAGTTCAGAAAAAAACCACCTTGAGCAAGTGGTTTTTTTCTATACCCAACTGACACCTGGCACCGGCATCTTTTTCATCTGCCATGCGATTGATCGTGATAAAACTCTGTCATCATGTTTTCCTTTCGGCGCCTCTGCCTTGTTGTTGTCGTTGTAAATCATGTTTATGAGCTCATCCTGGGCCTCCGGGTATGATTCTATCAAGTCTCCCTTTCGGTACATCTCCTCGAGGTTTGATATCATGATGTTTCTGTTCTCCCCGGTGTTCCATTCCCGGTGTTTCACATGTAACTCTTTCGCCTTTTGAATGTGCGCTACTCCGAGTCCGTTCTTTTCTATCGCAAGAAGTATATTGAACTCCTTACAAATCTTTGCAACCCTGGACCAGAAAACATCTATCGGGTCCGTGCATGTGATCTCGAATATGACTGCCGACTTTCCGGTATCCATATCTGAATCAATGACTGAGAAACAATGATTGTCTCCTCCCTCGTTTCCCTCTGCACAGTCTACCGCTCCGTATAATCTTTTCTTTTTAAATGCAATTTTCTTTTCATTGTCCCATTTATTTCGTATGCACCATGCATCGAAATCATCCAGTCTGATTTTTCTACTCGTATCAAGTATCACTCCCGAGAATACAGTCCTGCCAGTCTTTAAGAAACAACTGACATCGTCCTCCGGGTATTCCTGATAAAAGTTTTGTCCCTTGTCCCATATTTTATATCGTCTCCATTTGAGCATGCCGACTGTTACATCGATATCCCATTCTTCCTTTGCTCTTTTTAAAAGTCTTTTTTCTTCTTCTGTAATTATTTTATTAAAATCTTCATCACTCATCTTGACCATTTCCTGCACGCTCACGGAAAGCCCGGCGCGTTCTTTTTCATTAAAATGTGTCACATCAAATTCATCGTTCATAAACCAAGGTATAAAAATTGGAGTGTAAGATGATAGTCCTGCTTTTGCTTTTTGCCATCTATCGTAAAACTCTCCACGTCCGTTCGGTGTAGTCTCAACATCTATCTGTCCGAACTCTGTTGCCTCTTCGATACCATTTAAAATTCTTTCAAGTTCTGCATAAAACGCGGCCTCAGATAAATGCGCCCGGTCGATTGTATCTCCACGGCCAAATGCTTTTGATCCTGCAGTACCTACGAAGTATGAGCTGTTCGTTCTTGGAAATCCTATCTCGGTCTTTGAGTTTATTGATATCGTTGGCTTGGGTTCCATGTTCTCTGCAAACGCTCTCACGCTCGCAAAAAGTCTCTTAGTCGCCTCCTTTTCGTGAGAAATGATAACCGCATTGGTTGGCTTTCTCAAGCAGTCTACAGTCTGATCTGCATCTATAATTTTACTTAGTCCCCCCTGGCGAAACTTGAGTATCAGATTTCGTCTCGTTCTTTTCATCCAGTAATAAAGTTGCACCCGGTTCAATACGAACGGGACCGTCTGTCCCCTCTTGTTTCTTATCTTGAAGTTCCTCTCTATTATTGTCCTTGAGTTCCACTCCTGTTTTTGTTGTGTCGATGATTTCATATAATTCATTTGTGTCTTTCCATTCTCCCTCTAATATTAAATCCTCTATACTTTTTTCTCCGGCTTTCGGAGCCACGACCTTTATTTTCGGCATGTAGAGAGGATGTCTCCTATCTAAAAAATATCTGATTGCGCTCACGTCTCCTTTTAATACTGCCTGATTGAGTTGCTGTTCTACATCATTCAATTTGTCTTCAAAACTTGCCCTTATTTTTTGATTAAAAACTGGGTCTCTTTTTAACCATTCATAGTATGTATCCCTACTGATATCTACCTTGTCGCATGTCGCTCCTATTGAGCCAAGTGTTTTCTTGTAGAATGTAATAAACAAGTCTTTTTTTACTCTCGTTCTCTCTTGCTCTTTCTGTTCCGGGGTTGTAATGTTTGAGCCATCTAATAACTCTTTTTTGTCGGATTTTGTCGGATTTAGTAAGTCATTTTTAACCCCAGTGTCTGCTGAGGTTTTAACTGCGTATGTCATTGTCTTTTCTATTTTGCTCATTGCCTTGAATCAATTAAATAACTATTTTCTCCTTGATTGTTTACCCTGAAACCTGTGCTTTTTAATTCATCCCTGATTCTGTCTGACACTATGTAATCTTTCAGTCTCCTTGCCTCTACATATTTCTGAAACAACCTATCTGCATTTTCTCTTCTCTCTTTTAGTATCATCTCTATCCTTTCCTTGTTTGCCTTTACGTATTCATCTGCTTTTCTCCGGGCATTTATATTATGCGGGATGTTTTTGATATCTCTTATTTTATTCAACCACCACCATTTTGTGAAATACCATTGTATTCTCATGTGGCCCACTTGGGAATCGAACCCATTATCTCCCGTTTACAGTCCCAAGGTCGTTGGGCGGGTGCTCTTGATACAGTTGGGCGCTTATCTTCCTTAGGTGGAGGGGGCGTTTTAAACTCCCTATTCACTACCACTGAATCGTTACCATTGAGCTACTGGGCCATATTATTTTACCTCCGCCCTGCACTTCTTACAAATACCTTGCTTAGTTTTCCTATCTCTTTTGCATTTGATACATCTCATATTCTTCGTCCGTGTGATTTTTCTAAATAAAATCTTGACTCCATTTCTACATATGCATCAAGTATAAATCTATCCATTTTATAAACTGAAAGCATATATAGTTTTGGTATTATTCCCTCAACACTGATTGTGTACTTTAAAAGTTCGTCAACTACTTTTCCACTCCAGTCTTTTACATGTTCCGGGTTTTTTATAGTCTCTATTTTTTCTACTGTGTAATTTGGTACTATCATTTGTTTGTTTTAAAAAATGCTCGAGCAAATCCCTCAGGGGTTATTGCTCTTACTGCGGCACGTCTTTCGCCCGTCGACTTCAAGCGTTCTTTTATGTATTCCGGGATAACTGGATTGGTCCATCTTCGGTCTATTTCTGCATGGTCCACATCCGGCTTTATTTTTACTGTTGGCGTTGGATAGTTGAAGTGTCCCCATATGTCCGTTGACTTCACATGGTATCCGCCAAATTGCCATTGATAAAATCTGAATGTTGGCTTTCCTATAAATCTTCTTAGATGCCCGGTTGGATTTTCCATGGCCCAGAATTTCAAGCCCCCCCCTATGACACATGCGCGTATGATCTGCTCACATGCTGATATTATCTCCATTGCGCCTTTATAATCTCTCGGAGTCTTTGCTGTCGTCCGGGCGAATGAGAATTGCGTACAAGGTGGCGCGGCCAGGATTCCGTAAACGTCTTTAATTTTTATATGTGATTCGTGATATTTATTTTCAGGCCTACCAGTGAATATTATCTTGTTTTTTTCTATGTATGTTTCAAGGATATTAAAATCCGGTAGTGTAATGTTTATCACTTTATATCCGGCATCTTCGTATGGTTTGCTCCATGCTCCTGTGCCACCGCATAAATCTAAAATGATTTTTTTCTTCATATCTTTACTGCTTTCTCTCCCGTGAGTTTCTCCCATCGGTTGATTATTACTTGAACGTACTGCGGATCCAGTTCCATGCCATGACAGATTCGACCTGTTTCTTGTGCGGCAATCAACGTGCTACCGGACCCGAGGAAAGTATCAAGTACGATTCCACCCCTCAAGCTCGATGCTTTTATTCCTTTCGCACATAACTTAAGTGGTTTCATTGTAGGATGTTCGGCGGATTTTGTTGGTTTGTTTTCATGCCATATATCTACGCTATCATTTTTTCTGCAAACTTTTCCCTCTACTTGGCCTTTGAGTTTCAAATGATACCCGCCGATTTTTATTGTGGTCTCTACTCCGTCATACTGCGGTTTCATTTTCTGTAAGTTCTCCCATACGTTGCCCTCGTCTCTCATCCCGGCGAAGTAATGATTTACCAAGTCTCCATTCCATCCGTAAAGTATCGGCTCATATTGATTCTGCCAGTCTGATCGTGAAAGTGTGAATGTGTTTTTTACCCATATGATAAAACTCTGCCAGTGTCCGCCGTTCTTTTCGAATACGTCTTTGAGTGAGGCAAGTTCCTTACTCGACATGCAAATGTAAAATGCTCCTACTGTGTTGTCGAGCAAATTCTTTATTGCTCTATCCATAAAAGTATAGAATTGCTCTGTGCTCATCTTGTCGTTCTTGATGCCCTCGCGCTTGTTTTGATTCTCCGAGTTCATTGATCCTTGATAGTCGACGTTGTAAGGCGGATCTGTAAAAACCATGTTTGCTTTTACCCCCCCCATGAGTTTTTTTACATCTTCTTCTTTAGTTGCATCTCCGCACATGATCGTGTGTTCTCCGAGTTTGTACATCTCTCCGTACTGTATTTTTGTACCGGATGTTTTTACAAGTTCGGTTTCCAAATCAAAATCTTTGTCCTCGACGTTCACACCATCGAATATGTCTGTGAGTTCTTCCTTACTGAATCCTACGCCCTCGAGCAGTTCCGGGTCCCATTCCAAAAGTTTTGAGTCATCCCATTCTCCGGTATTTTTATTCAAGCGAATGTTGAGTCTCATCTCTTCTTCGAGATTCAAATTTCTTGATGGTACACGCACGTCGATTTCTTCAATCTGTAAGTCTGCATATATTGAAACTCTTTGATGTCCTCCGATGAGTTTGTTGTCGGTGTTTATTACTACTGGTTCGACTTCTGAAAATTCTTTGATTGATGCTATCAAGTCCGCCCGGGCTTTCTCGGATAGTTTTCTTGGGTTGTATTCTGCAGGAATGAGGTCAACAACTTTTCTTTTTTCTGTTCGCCAGGTTATCTTCATTTTTATTTGATTTTTAATAGTTGCTTAAGCAATCCGATTGTAGTGTTGAGCGCATCCATAACTTTTGTTTGCAAAAATGTGACTGCTTTTTCTACGACTCCGATTCTTGTTTCTACCGCCTGGACTTTTATATCCGTGTTGGTTATTTGACTCTGCAAAGCACTCACAGTTTCTATCTGTGGTTGTAAATTTTGCACGTTGTTGATCTGCGCTTGCAGTTGTCCGTTCAATGTTTTTAAATCATCTATCTGCTTTTGCATTGCAGACATCTGCCCATTGATTACGTTTACACTTGTTAGGAGTTGGTCGATGGTCCCGGCATGTGCTGTGCCTGTCATCAAAAACGTTAATAAAACTATTACGCCAGTTATTTTTTTCATGATTTTTGTTTGATAATTAACCTTTACTAATATCCTTATTATATACCCTTTCATATAGGAAGTCTACTCAGTCAAGTTTCCACAAACCCCTTAGTTTTGGCTCGTCTTTTAGTTCCTCAATTACGTCTGCAGTGATGATGTCTCCTGGGTTAAATGTCTTGGACCCGTGTATAAATGTTTTGATTGCGTGATATCTCATTTTTTGCATACTACGTCCGGGAAGTGTCCACTCTCCTTGGCCCTCATCCATTTCGAACACTGATGGCTTTGTAAATTTCCTACCTACCCATTCTCTAAAATCATCCTCGGCCACCAGTCCGTCGTTTATCGACATGATCTCCCGATTCTCTTTTACTTGATATGCAAATTCTGCGATATTCATCGCTTTAAAATCTATTACTTCTTTTGGTTCAAGATGCATCATGTTTCCATAGCAACTTCGAAGTGAGAACGCTCTACTACTATTTTCTTCTAACATTCCCATAACTGTGAGTAATTTTTCTTTGTTGAATACCATTGGCGCATGTATTTCAAAATCTATCGGGTCCTCGAATCCGAGACTAAATAATTTATTTTTTGTATCTATAAGCGACTTGTAATAGTATCCACTTTTTGATGGATGTTTTTCTATCATGTCTCTCATCATTCCGCGACTATAATTTTCTACTACATCAATCTGTTTTAAAAAGAAAAAGTCATCATTCATCAATACAAAATTTTCGCTTATTCTTTTGTCCATACATGCGATCTTATACTTCTTCCTGGCGTTCATGAGTTTGTTTGGAAATGGGTCATCTGCTTTAATGTGAATCACTCCTGTCATCCACTCCGGCTTTTCTCCTATTATAAAAATGTGTCTATAATTAAAATATCTTTCTACACTTCGAAGTGAGAACCGAATTTCATTGTCGGCCCATCGACTCCCTTTTCCTAATATATAAACTAAGTCTATTTTTTCCATGGTAATGCTTTTATTAAATTCTCTTGTATCTCTGCAAGATTTTTTATCGGTTCAATGTCAGTAAAATATTTCTGCTCGGCTCTTCCGGTACCGAGAAAATAGTCCTGAAATTTGAACTCTCCGCCAATAATGTTATCACTGTATTTTGACCATACTGCCGGGATCCCGTATGCCTCTGCAATTATTATCCCGTGCAAACTTGATGATATTATTTTCTCACAAGATAGAATTTCGTCAATCACATTTTTCCAGTTTGTCTGTATGTCTATGAAGTGTTCTCCCTCTTTTACTGGCGCGATTTTTTTATCTACGTAGTGGGGAAGTATCCCGACTTTATATTTCTTTTCAATCTTTGGATTGTATATAAGTGGCAACAGTAATGCAGGATCTCCGTACACTTCCGGCACGACTGCATTCGATATCAATGCCCTTGTCCTTGGCCCACGTACTGCGAGAAACTTCACGCCTGGTCTTGCTACTATTTTTTTATTACGTATGCATCCTGTTCCCCACACAAAATCATTTCTTCTTAGTGCTGACATCACACTTCCGACTGCCAACAATTTCCCGGTTTCTTTTCTTCCGCATAGTTCTACTGGTATTCCAAAATGCTCGAGTATTGGTTTGCTCAATGTGTCTCCTACGTTGTTATTCAAATCATCTAAAAAAAATGTTTTCATGAGCTTTTTCTACCTTGAAGATGTCTAATCGTTGCAGGATAATTTTGTCCTCCATATTGGCAACCTATCAATTCTTTCTTCGTTAAGTTTCCCTCGATGCCTCTTGATCCGGGGAGCAGTCCTATTCGTTCCATTAAATTTTCGAGATAATATTTTCTATCGATGATGTGCGGATTGTTGCTCAAGTTGTCTGTCTCGCAATACTTCATTCCGTTGCATTCTTTTTCTTCCATCTTAGTTTGCCATTTCATAAGTTCCGGCACGATTTTGTTTTCGTGTTTGCTGAATCTAAAATGATACAGTCCTTTTTCTTTCATGACTTCTATGATTTCGTTGAGTGAATGTTTTATCAGGTCACTATGAAATTCCCAATCGTGCTCGAGTTGAAAAAGATAATCGGCATCTGATTCGCGTATTGATTTTATATATCCGTCTGACAGACTTTCTGTTGCAATTATTTCGCATTTGAATTGTCTCACAAGATTTCTCCTGTATTCAGCATGGTTCCTTACGTTTGGATGTGGATCAAGATATATTTTCATCGATACCTGCCCGAATGTTTTTACAAACGACTCATATGTCGCTTTTATTATTTCTATTTTTGGCGCCGACTTTGTGGCGTTTGAAAAAATTGATAGTTCGATTTTCATATCTCTTTGTCGCTTGATTTTATTTTAGTCGAGTCATTCTTTCCGTGAATCGCCATCATCACAAATCCCTCCGGGACCACTATAACTTTTTGCGCAACCATTGGCATTCTCAAGTGGCTTGTATGGTATGCAAATTTATAATCATCGAGGTTCGGTTGATAAAAAGCAAAAATTGGACTGCCTCTTTTTTCACTGTACTGGTCCATCTTGTATTTTTTCTTTGTAAAAATATCAAATTTTACAGGTTGAAAACTCATCTGTATTGATTCCTGGCCGACAGATAATTTTGTGACTTCTTCCACAAAGTTTGGCTCGATTAAGTCATCGCTATCGAGTCCCATTTGCACATTGTATTTTTCAAGTCCGGCAACATTTTCCCATGCAGTATAATCTATGAATAAATGTGAATCTCTTTTTTTGTATTCTGCCTGGAATATTTTTATTTTGGGACTTAGTGATTTGAATATTTCCTCATGGTGCTTTTCACACCATATTGCTATATCAAAATTCTGATCTGTCTGTGCGAGTATTCTTGGTAATACTTCCTTTTTAAAAAATTCAAAGCGCCACTCGAATTGTGGATTGTCTTTTGCATAATGAAATCTTATAACGAAAGTTTTTGTCATTTTTCTTTTTTATGATTTACTACAACCGCTTTTATTACAGCAATGTATGTTTCAACAGATTCAATCGGAATAGAAATTGTATCATATTCATGTTCAGTTTTTCCGATTTCTCCAACCCGTATCTCTATACACTCATTTGATCCATGCACCATCGCTGAAACTTCCTGATAGCCACCGAGATATGGATTTCTTTGTGTAAATTTTATATTCATTATTTTTTTATATTTATAAAAAACCCAAGCGCCCATATCCACAAGTCCATTGGTATATATTTTGGTTTTGGTTTTATAATTTTTGCATTCTCTACAACAAATTTATGGAAGTCCTGGCGACTCTCTTCCATCTGATCTCTCAATATTCTTCTTGCTCTTTTTTCTTGGCTTTGGCTCATGATTTTTTTATTATAAATTTTCCTTTAAAACTTTCTCTTATTTTTGCGAGGTTATCATTTATCTTTTTTTGCTCCTCCGGTGTCCTGGTCTCGCGTGTATCTTTTTCTGCAGGTGTAAGTGGTCTACTTGGTTGTTGCACTATTTTTCTTCTCTTCTCCGGGTGTTTTTCCAAGTCGCCTTTGATGAAGTTCATAAGTGCGGCTTTATAGTTAGTGTACTTCTTTCCTTTGGATTCGCAATATGTGATCACGTTGTCCGCATTCGATAGCACAGTTCTTTTATCGACCGAGTATTTTTCCATGATCTCTTTCATATCCTCGTCTGATATTTTTTTCAACCATTCCATCGAGTTATATGATTTTAGTTCTTTTGGAATTGCAGGGACTTTTCCGATGAAGTTTTCTTCAGGATTTTGTTTCAAAAAGTTTCCGATGACTTCAATCGTTCGCTCGTAATTCACTCGGAAATGTACTGTTGGCGGTGTACCTCGTACTTCGCTATCAAGTATTCCAAGTTTCATTCCGAGTTCCCTGGCAGTTTCGATTTCTTTTCTACTCATTCCAAGTTCATCGTATAATTCCTGTCGAGATTTATAAATCCAACCATTCGGGTCTTTGGTTTTGTCTTTCCAATATTCTATTTGTCCCCATAACACCGCAAGTTTCACTGACCCAGTGGCCTTTGCAATAATTCCGTGGTATGAAGTTGATCTCCTTATAAGAGATTTAATGATCGCCAGCTCATTCATAATTTTTTGTTTTCTCTATTTTATCATTTTGTAAAAAAACTTCCTATCAATTTCTGTTCGCAACCTGTTGATTACTGATACTCAACTTCGTTTGGTTCCGGGATCACGAGTCCCATTTCGCAAATCTTTCCCGGTGTTGCGGCCCACATTCTGACTCTCTGACAGTACTCTGCAAATTCTCCGCCACTCATCTCGCTCGTTCCTATTGGGATAACTGTCTTGTCCGGCATTCCTTTGACGTTTCCTACGGCAATTTGGGCCCAACCGTGCACGTTGTCGAGGTCGAGTTCTCCTATCTCATCCGCGATTATTTTGTACACGACTCCCCACAGATATCCGTTGAAGTTCGTCTCTTCGTCAGGTAGTCCTGATGTTCGTCTTTTATATTTCGGCCCGACTGTTATCTCAAGTTCTTTTCCGTCTTTGAATTTCTGCATGTATGCATCGTATCCTTGCTTTTCTCCTGGTAGAAAAACCATCTTGCCTCCTATTGCTTTTCCGTAAAATTTAGGTTTGAGTGCCATGATTTTATATTTCTACTTCTACTAAAAAATAGTGCCATACTAACCAACAATCACACAACTTTTCATTATTTTTATCCAAGAACTGTTCTTGTTTCACAGTTGAAAGATAAATTGCACCCTCTGGTATTTCTTGCCCTGTTCCATACTTGAAAACTTTTTTTACTTTTTTCATATATATTTTGCGATTATTTTTTCTCTGACCTTTTTCTTATCGTACTTTGAATTGAGATATGCCCGGTGCTTTATCAGGTCAAGACATTTGCTATATTTTTTCAATGTCTCATCTGTTGCTCTGTTCAGCATAACCCAGTTAATCAAGTCTCTTACTTCACTTATTTTTTCTTTGTCGTGGATTTCTTTCAGTAGTGGAAGTATGCACCACTTTTCATTCAGTCTGCCTTTATTTCCGTACTGGTATGTTATGAATCCGTGGTGCCACTCGATTTTATTTTTTGGACTTCGGATCTTCCCGGTTATACAACATGCTTGATAAAATTGGTCTTGTTCCATTTCATCTCTCAGACTTTTTGGTATTGGTTTTGTGAGACTCATATTCGTCCATCATTTTTAATAATTTCTAAATCAATCAATGTTTCTCCAACTGTATCAAACAGTCCCAAGTCATCCATCTCATCATACTTTCTACATGCCTCAATCACTTCTTCTTGATTGTCTAACAATCTTTTTATATCGTATTTTCCTGCCATATATCCGAGTGCAAAAACATCATCATGTGTAAGAAAATAATCTTTTTCGTATGCTTTTTTACTTATCTTTCTCAAATCATTATACAATTCTTGTTTTGTACATCTATTTTTTTTCATGTTTTGCTTTATCAATTATCTCTATAAAATCTTTCATGTGCAACCAGTTTGTTTTTTTGAAATGTTCCATGACCTGTTCGATGACACTCATGTTTATTTCAATCTTTTTTACCAATTCCAACTGTTCTTTTTCGTTCATAGAAGTTTCGCTTGAAGTGTGTCAAACATCTCGACCGCTTTTTCCATTCCCCTTACTGCCTCAAGTATCTTCACTGCACGTCCGCGCAATGCCTCCGTGTTTTCTATGAGTTCCGATTTTGTTGTTGCGTACCAGTATCCTCCGGTGTCTGAAAGTATTGGATATCCCATTTGTCTGAGTGAGTTTATTACGTGTCTGAGTCCGGCGCCTTTTTTACTTACTGGATCCGCAACTTGTATCTGTGATCTGATTCCTCCGTCGTATATTTTATTTTTTGCATCGTGTTTTCGGATTATTCCGAGCACGATTTCTTCTGTCTCTGTCATGATTTTAAATCTTCTTTAATTACTTGATAAATTTCTTGCGACCATTTTTTGATATCAATGTCTATGCTTTTTTTTATTCCCGCTATAAGAACTTCTCCGACTCCGATGCCTTTTAAAAACTCTGTCGAGTCGGTGTTCTTTTTTAGGATGAGATATATTTTATTCAACATCCGCATCTCGTTTAGTTCTTGTTTCATAGCAATTCTTTTTCGGTTATTTCTTCTATCCGGGCCCACGCTTTTTTCATGCGTACGAGCATGTTCAGCACTTGGCTCATGGTTCTGACTGTCTTGTACCTCTTTATCTCTCCTGTAGCCCTTAATTTTGAGTCTAACGACTCCATGTTCTCCTTTTCGGTCTCTATGTGCACCAGTTCGATATCTTGAGGTATTTTGCCCGTTTTCAAGAACATACCTGTCGTGTAAAAAGTTACCTGTCCATTGTTATCTACTTTCTTCTGACTCCATGCCTCCTGACCAGTCTTGTACTCTTTGAATGCCGACATATCTTTTTTCATCGTGTCCGGCCTGCAATGTATCTGTATTATTTTTTTTCCTACTTTGAGATCTGCCGTAAATGGTTGATCCATGATTTCAAACTTTGGAATCCTCTCGATTGTGAGGTCAAGCATGATGTCTCCGCTTGCCTCACTTGTTTCGAGTGAATCTGCCATAACTTTTCCAAAGGCCATACCACGATTGATCCTATTTCTTTTTCCATAGATGTACTGCTCGATCCATTTCTCCTCGCTCCTTTCGAGCAGATCCATACTACTCCATGATAAATATTCCCTTGGTGACATGATTATTTTTTATTTAGTTCCTCTATTTTCTTGTCGATAGTTTCTGAAAATTGTTTTTTCTGCTCATCCGTATATTTATCTGACTTCATCATTTTTTCTTTATATGATGAAAGTTCTTCCGGCTTACATTTTTCAATTGCATTTAAAACAAAATCAAATCCTTTCTTTTGCTTTTCTGCATCATCTCGTTGTTGGTTCGAATTGTCCATCTCTTCCTGCGCATACATTCCACTCAATAGTTTTGGAAATGCTTTGCGAAGTGCTAATGCCTCAGCACATTTTCCAAGCATCAAGAATGGTCTAATGTGCCACTGAAAACCCATCTTTGCTCCTGGATAATATTCACTCCATCTTGCTGTGGCCGTGAACTCACATCTTTGTCCACCCACCATTTTAAATACTGAAACAGTTGCCTTTGTTGGTACACTCAACATCTTTCCCTCTTTTGTATCGAGTTTTATTTTATCCTCTCCTACAAAGACAGCATCATTATTTCCTGCATAGTTTCCACTCTCTTCTGCTATCGCTCTCAATCCATCTATCGATACTTGAATTGTTCTGACTTCTTTTCCAGTCTTGTTATCCCATCTTGGCACTAAAAATACCTGCTTTAAAAATGGGTTTAATTTTGCTCCCGCACATACCTGTAAAAACATTTTCAACTCATCATCCGATGCGCCTTTTGCAATTGTATTTTTTATAAGATCCAATTGTGCCTTGTTTAATTTTTGGAATACTTCACTTGGTGCGATCTCTTTTGATTCTATAACTTTTACAATCTGAGTTTTCGTTTCCTCATTCACTTCTTCCTGCTTAACCACCTTTGGTTTTTTTTCTTTTTTTATTTCAACCATGTTATTGTTTTGGTTCTGATAATCTTTTTATTGCCTCGGCCTTTAATGCTTTTACTATTGGACTATCCTTTGCCTCGATACTCGCATACTTTGCTATCGCATGAATAAGTCTGACACTTTCCATTTGTGCAATTATAACTACCTCTCCCTTTTCGTTTGTATAAGTTTCCATGATTTTTATCTTGACCCGGCGCTTGTCTCCTCCGAGATCACTACTCCCGGAATTTGTTCGAGACCGCCCTTGTCTCTTAATAATGCCTCTCTTCTAACTCTCACTTCGTCGATAACCCAATAGATGTCCGGTATAAGTTCCGGGTTTACTATCGTCGCCTTTTTAACTTTGGCAAAACTTAGTTTAGAATTGTTGTCTGTTCTGACAGTCTTCTGAACTTCGGGTAGTGCCTCAATTTTGGTCATCGCCGTCTCCGTCTTAATATATCCTGACTCGGCTTTTTTAGCTATCTTATCTTCTTCGATTTTTCTTTCTTTCTCAATTTTGTCGTGGTACTTTACCGCTCTGTCTTTCAAAGTGATTTCTGCATTCTCACACATCTTGATGTATGGGTCGTAATCTGTTTTTGCAGTTTCTATGATCGCCTTGGCCGGTGCCACGTACTCATCCTTTTTTTGCTTGATAAACTTCCCGAGCATTTTTACTTCCTTGATTTTGTCCGCCACAAGTTCCATGCTCTTGTCATCCACAACCTGAAACTTTTCGAGCATCTTGCTCATTCCCTCGGCCTTGGTTTTTATAACCGATAGACCTTTTTCTTCTGCCATGATTTTTAAAAAATTAAACTTTGATAAATTCGACTATCCCTGTATCTTTCCGATGAGCGCCTCTGTCTCTAAAAATGAATGTTTTACTTCATCTCTTGCTACGCTCAATGATTCACTGCTCTTCATCATCTTTTTAAGTTGCACTTTGTAAAGTTGCAATCCCATTATGATGATTCCAATTTCTTTCGCACTAAATTTCTTAGGCATGATTTTTTTTATTGGTTTGATAAATTCGACCTTTTCTATGTCCTAATTATACCGCTACGTTTATACAAAGCTACTGAGTTGTCCACAGTTAAAAACGTGGGTCTTTTATGGTCTCTTTCTTAAATGCTCCGTGATCGTAACCCCACAATTCGCTCGGTATGAATAGGTC